CCATAACTAATTCCTGGTCCAAAGGATAAATTGGATCTAAATATCCCTGAAGACCTGCAACTGCGGGATGATTTCCATTACCTCGAGCCTTAGAATCTGCTGTTGATAAGACTGATGGAGCATCCGTAACCGGAACGACCAAACCCGAAATTGGACTCGGCTTAAATGACGTCTTGTGGGGCATAAAATTAACTGCCCCAGTAAAGCCAATCTGGTGAAAACCATCAGGTACAGGAATAGACCCTTGTTCCTCTGCGTACTGAAAGGGCGGCATAATTGATCGTACATCTCGAAAGGCGCCAGCAACTATTGGTTGAGCCATACCCAAGGCCATATGATCATAACCCAATGCATGTAATCCCACCCACCGTAAGCGCTTATTAACGGCAAATGCAAACACAGGGAGACCACAATATCCCTTTTGGGATTGAGTAGGATAGGTATAATAATCACCCACTCCCAGGGCTGATCGATAATTCGTCTCAAAACCAAGGCGCATAACTTCATATCCTAATGTCTTATCAACAATCTCGGGGAACACACCTGATCCAGGAATAACAACATTTTCGTCCTCATCAACTATATGTTTTCGCACATCCGGAAAGGGTTGGATAGCTTGATCCCTAAGATCAACGACAACCCAATCAGCTGCACCCAAATAGGTCGGTGGACGTGCATATAAATTTACATTCCAACGTGCGGCTGATAACAACGAAACAAGTTGTACATATCTTTGATTCCTAAGGTTATTATAGCAGTGCTTATTCATAAGCAAATATTGATCACACAGGAAAGTGGCGTGGGCTAGAGCCCGATTAGCATCTCCATCGGGACAGACTATAGCGACTGAATTTCCAACGACGGTTTTGACAACCCTTCGAGAACTTTCGTCCAAAATGGATAAATCTTGTGGTTCCGCTGCTACTTCCAAATTGACCAGCTTAGCAACTTGGAGAGGTTTGGTTCTAGCAATGATTTTCTTATCCTTACCAACTGCAGATTGCGGATTAGCAACCAACTTCTTCACAACATAATACACAAGACCCGCAATCACGCCAGCCTCGACCATCATGACAAGCATTTGCCAAAACGACCACGATTCCTTCTCAGGAATCGCATTTGTAATTTTAGCATAAAAGCTCCGCATTGTATCCGACACTGTACCTTCGCGCTTCCAGAAATCATTCCACCTTTGGACTATCTCCGTTCGTGATGCTGTCAACTGCCTCTTAGTAAAGGAAAATAATGTTTCAGTATGATGCTCGGAGAACGTTATAACAACAGTTCCCGCTGAGGCATCATAAACTCTCTTTCCACGCAGGGCATAATACGTCTCCACATCTTTCTGCTCAACAGCCCCGTCAGCATCTTTGGGGCAATACACCAACAACTCGCAATTGGGTGATAAAAAATTATTCACCCCAGTTTTGACAATTGGAAACTCGCCACTAAAAACATCTTTGCCAGGATACTTCCTTATGTGATGGGCCAAAAACTCTTGGTAAATCATTTCAAAACACTCCTGTTTATCAGTAATGGGCTGCCCAATACAATTACCGGGGGGATGATATGGATTGAGCTTTTCAAACACCCAGAAATCATCCTTCTCCCAAAATTCAGGGGCTGGTCGTAACCCGTATTCTGTAGGCCGTAAATATACCGGATTAACACTAACCCGGAGCAACATCTGTCGTCGACGCCACAAAGCACTATGGTCTGTAACAGAGTTTGGTTCAGGATAACCAGACCCGTTTAAAGTAGTTAAGACCAACCGAGATGAAAAAGTCTTCCCCTTATCACCTATTGCAGCCATATTCAGATGCTCTTTAGCATCTCCAACCAACTTATACATATTCGGTGGGAGTTTTGAATCAGTGCTCTGACAAAAATCGTCAACCACCGTTGCAAATTGGTCAGAGTAACCAGAAAAAAACTCATCTGACTCTCCCTTGGAGTAAATCTGATTATCTTTTGGAATTTCAACCCCAAATTCTTCTTTCAACCGCCGACACACATACCCAACTATTTTCTCAGATAAATATGTCTTGCCAACACCAGGAGCGCCCACAAGAGCTAATCCATAGGCATGATACTGAAGAGAAGGATGCTCTTCATTACAAAGATTCCTATATGTAGGGGTAGCCAAACGAAGCAAAGGTTCTGAAACGGTGCAAATCGACCGTAATGCCGGATTAGCATCAGATCTATATGTGTCAACAAATGTCGATAAGGCACAATATGACGTCAAAAAAGCCGCCTTGCGAAGCGGTTCAGCCTGGAGAAATGCCGTATCACACTCCGCAAATGATCGAAGGGTAGTAATAGAGCAAGTCGCTTCAAACATACGCCATTCTATATCGCGTTGTGCCTCTGTTAGAAAAATTGTTCCACGCGAAATCCACTTTATGAATTTCTCCAATATCATTGCGGCCCCAGTAGCAAAGGCTGCCGCAGCTCCTATACCTTGTTTAATAACATACATTTTCTTAAACTTCTTTTCTATAGACCCCCCCTTATCTGACAAAAACTTACAAAATTTAAAGGGGAATCGGAAGAGAGCGTCAACCATCTTACCAGCCTTACG